AATAAGCACTATAATCTTCTCCGGTATCACTGTTCCTAATAGCGATCCACTAGAATACATTATTTCGGATAGTGACGTAAATCAAAATGAAACTCCAAGAGGTGGAATTATTGTTTCACTTGGATCTACTCCAGGACTTGGTTTTGCTCCTCTTGTGGGAGCATCTGTAACTGCTACAGTGTCTACTGGATCTATCACTGGTATAACAACAAATCTTCCCGGAGGATCATTTGGATCTGGATATAATGGGTTAACTTCCATTGGAGTTACTGTTTATGAAAATGGACATTCTGGAGCAGCAGCAACTATTACTGCTGCTGTAGGAGCTGGAGGATCATTGACATTTACTGTTGTTGGTGGAGGAACTGGATATACAAATCCATCAATATTCGTATCTCCACCATCCTATGAGAATCTTTCCGTTGTTGGAGTCTCTAGAATTGGTATTGGAACGACAACTACAACTGGTATTGGTTTGTCCATTAGTTTGGAAGTTGGAAATGTAAACACTGTTGGAATTGCATCAACACACTTTGGTGTAAGTGACTTTAAGATTTCTAGAAATGGTTATTCATTCCAGAGAGGTGATGTGTTCAAACCTGTTGGACTGGTAACTGATTCCAGATTATCATCTCCTATTAATGATTTTGAATTAACAGTTCTAGAGACATATTCTGACAAATTTGCTGCTTGGGAATTTGGAGAATTAGATTTTATTGATTCTATTGAAGATTATCAAGATGGCGTAAGAACTACTTTCCCATTATTCTACAATGGAGAACTTATTAGTTTTGAAAAAGAATCGGATTCCAGAATCAGTTTACAAAATTGTCTCTTGATCTTTATCAATGGTGTTCTTCAAGAACCTGGTGTTAGTTATACGTTCGGTGGAGGAACATCCTTCATATTTACTACTGCACCAAAACCACAAGACAAAATCTCAATTTATTTCTATAAAGGATCTTCTTTAGATATTAGTGTAGTCACTAATGTTAATGAAACCATAAAGAAAGGTGATGTTGTTCAAGTTCAAAAATTTAATGGTGCTCCAAATTTACTGTCACAAAATGAGAGAACTGTTTCAAATCTTTCATTCTCTGATAAATTTGAAACAGACTTATATTCTGGTCCTGGAGTATCAGAAACTTATAGACCATTGACCTGGATAAAACAAAAATCTGATAAGAATATAAATGGCGAATACGTCTCCAAAGCAAGAGATTCTATTGAATCTTTGATTTTCCCAACAGCAAATATTATTGATGATGTATCTACAACAGATACTCAAATATTTGTTGATAGTGTTGAATTATTCAAATATGAAGATCCTGATTTAAGTTCTTTTGATGCATTGATAGTTGGTGGAATATCAACTGCCTCAATATCTACAGTAACTGGAAATGATTCAATTGAACTTGTAAAGAACTTTACAACTATTCAAGGTGATGCTGGATCAATTGTTGGAATTGCATCCACAACTTCACCAAATCTCGCTATAGAATTTACTTTAGATTCTTTAGTTGGAACTGATCTTCAAGTTGGTTATCCAATTTACATCTTCAACACTTCAATAGGATCTGGAGTTACTTCTATCAATTCTTCGGATAGTGAAGTTGTTGGTATTGGAACTACTTACGTTGATAACATTTATTATGTTGAGGCATTGAACACTTCTACAGGAATCATAACTTGCAGAATCGACTCTAATTCGAATGTTTCTGGAATAAACACCACAGGAACTTCCAACTATCCCGTTGGTAGATATTCTTGGGGTAGATTATCTAATACTTCTGGTTTAGAGAGATCTTCTACAAATCCAATCTCTATTGGTGTAACTGGAAACACTGTATCAGGATTGACAACATATCCGATCATTCAGAGAAGAAATGTTGGAATAAGATCGACAGGAGCTCTTCCCAAATTATAAAGGAGTAGATTCTCTTAAAGTATTATAAATATCTAAAAAACTATGTTAATATGGCTGCTGTCGTAACAGATCAATTTAGAATATTGAATGCGAGTAATTTCATAGATTCTGTATTAGATGACAATAACTCATACTACGTTTTCTTAGGTCTACCAAATTCCTCCGCTGTTGGATTTGGTAGAACTTCCAATTGGAGTACTGCTTCTAGTGGACCACCAAGTCCAACCGATAACTTTCAATATCTAACACATTATAGAGATACTGGAGTATTCGGAAAAAGAGTCACGAGTACAAATATTAGAAGGGTAATAAGAAAGGTTCAGTGGACATCAAATACTGCCTATGACATGTATAGGCATGATTATAGTTCTTCAAATACAACTCCAAATTCTGGAACTAGTAGATTATATGATTCAAATTATTATGTAATCAACAGTGATTTTAGAGTTTATATTTGTATTGACAATGGATCTTCAGGAACAAATCTAAAAGGTGGTAGATCAAAATTTGAACCAACTTCAACAGATTTGCAACCATTCACAGCAGGGTCTGATGGGTATACTTGGAAGTATCTATTTTCTATTTCTCCAAGTGATGTAATCAAATTTGATTCTACCGAATATATTGTTCTTCCTAACAATTGGTCAACATCTACAGATTCACAAATTCAATCTGTTAGAGAGGCTGGTGATTCTGACACAAATAATAATCAGATCAAAAAAGTTTATATCAAAAATACTGGTTTGGGATATACGGCATCGACATATGATATTTTAGGTGACGGTACGGGAGGAAAAGTTGCCATAACTGTAGATAGTAATGGTGCTATCACCTCCACAAACGTTACAACTGGCGGAAAAGGATATACATTTGGTATTGTTGATCTAGAAAGAACTGGAACTATATCAAGTGCAGCAAATCTTATTCCAATTATCCCACCATCTAAGGGACATGGATATGACATTTATACTGAACTAGGTGCTGATAGAGTTTTAATTTATGCAAGATTTGATGATTCTACTAAAGATTTCCCAGTAGATACAAAATTTGCTCAAGTTGGAATAGTTAAAAATCCAAAGGAATATTCTTCTGGTGTAACTACATTTACAGGTTCTACTTATTCATCTTTATATGCATTAAAACTTAATTCCTCATATACAGGAACACCAACAGTAGGAGAAAAAGTTACCCAAGATCAATCTTCTACAGAAATCGCAAAAGGATGGGTTGCATCTTATGATAGTGATACAAAGGTATTAAAGTATTTTAGAGATAGATCACTATTCTTAACTAATGGTGTTGATCAACAAGATAGAACAACCATTGGAGTAGATTCTAAAATAGTTGATTTTAATAATACGGATAGTATTACATTTACATCCGCAACTAGTACAACAGTGGCATCTGGATTTACTGGTAGCTCAGAAAATGGAATTAATTTGGGTTCTAATTTCACGGCTGGACTTGCAAATCCAGAGATAAATAAAAAGACGGGGGATATTATTTACATTGATAATAGACCTGAAGTTACAAGAAATCTTAGGCAAAAAGAAGACGTTAAAATCATTCTGGAATTCTAAAAAAGATGGCACAAAAAACAGACTTAAATATCAACCCATATTATGATGATTTTGACTCGGGTAAAAACTTTTATAAAGTCTTATTTAAGCCAGGATTTCCAGTTCAGGCACGAGAATTAACTACTTTACAATCAATATTACAAAACCAAATTGAGTCTTTTGGAAGTTACACTTTTAAAGAAGGGACTGTAGTAATTCCAGGAAATATTGCCTATGATGGACAATATTATGCAGTTAAGTTAAATTCATCAGAATTTGGTGTTGATATATCATTATACCTTAAGAGTTTTGTAGGCAAAAAAATTACAGGTCAAACTTCAGGAACTACAGCAACAATACAACAAGTTGTTCTTTCTAATAACTCGGATATTGAAAATCCGACAATTTATGTAAAATATGTAGACTCCAATAACAATTATGTTTTTGATCAATTTGAAGACGGAGAATCATTATATGCGGACGAAAATGTCGTCTATGGAAACACGACGATTAGTGCAGGAACTCCATTTGCATCTCTTATTAGTTTAAATGCAACCTCTATTGGATCAGCAGCATCAATTGGGGAAGGAGTATATTTTGTCAGAGGATACTTTGCAAATGTTTCAAAGCAAACAATAATTTTAGATAATTATACCAATACACCATCATATAGAGTTGGATTATCTATTAGCGAACTCCTGATAAATGCTAAGGATGATTCATCTTTATTTGATAATGCGAAAGGATTTACAAATTACGCAGCACCTGGTGCAGATAGATTACAAATCAATTTAACACTTTCAAAGAAGTTACTAACAGA